GCAGGAAGGCATTCGTATCCGGTGGTGCGGCTGGGCTTCAAACCCAGTTGGTGCGGTCAGCCCGCGCCAGGTCGGTTCGACTCCGGCTGCCTTCCGCCACGTAAGGCTCTCATACGCTCCCGTTTACACCTGTAAACTTCTCCGACACCCTTATCCAGCGTGTGTTTTGGGGGTGTCGTTGCTCTTGCTGGCTCCCAAGCGTTGCCCCAAAATCTAACCATCATTTGTGGGTAGGATTGGGGGTAGATATGGCGTCGCGTCAGATGAATCGATTGACCGCGCTCGGCATTGGCAAGCTCGTTGACCCGGGATATTACGCAGACGGCGGCGGCCTGTACTTGCAGATCAGCGCGAGCGGATCGCGGTCATGGATCTACCGCTTCTCGCTCGCCGGCCGCGCGCGGGAGATGGGCCTCGGCTCGCTGTCGGTGTTGCCGCTCGCCGCGGCGCGCAAGGTGGCGGCAGACTGTCGCGCGAGCGTGAAGCAGGGCATCGATCCGATCGCTGCGCGGCGGCGCGCGCAGGTCATGCGAGCCGCTGAGAGCGCGCCCGGAGTGACGTTCAGGCAGGCGGCCGAGGCATTCATCGCCGATCGCGCGTCGGGCTGGCGCAACACGAAACATGCGAAGCAGTGGACGTCCACCCTGGAAGCCTACGCCTATCCCGTGATCGGCGATATCGACGTGCGCGACATCGACACGGAAATGATCGTGCGCATCCTGCAGCCGATCTGGATGAAGAAGGGCGAGACGGCGCGGCGCGTGCGCGGGCGCGTGAAAGCGATCCTCGATGCCGAGACGGTGCTCGGCCACCGGACAGGCGACAACCCGGCGCGCTACGTCGACCACCTCGATCGCGTGCTGCCGCGGGTGAAGAAGCGCAACAGCGTGAAGCATCACCCGGCGCTGTCGTGGGAGGAGATGCCCGCGTTTTTCGCGGCGCTGCGCCAGCGCCCCAAGCGCGCCGCGCAGGCGCTGCGTCTGCTGATCCTCACGGCGACGCGCACGAATGAAGTATTGTTCGCGCGGCCTGAGGAGTTCGACCTCGATGCGCGCGTCTGGACAATTCCGGGTGACCGGATGAAAGCAGAGCAGGAGCTGCGCGTGCCCCTGTGCGACGAAGCCGTCGAGCTCGTGCGCATGCAGATCGCGACAAAGGCAAAGTGGGGATGGCTGTTTCCGGGGTACAAGGAGGGGCGGCCGCTGTCGAATATGGCGATGTTGCTATTGCTGCGCCGCATGGACCGCAGCGACATCACGGTGCATGGGTTCCGTTCGACGTTCCGGGATTGGATTGCGGACTGCACAGACTATCCCGATTCACTCGCCGAGCAGGCGCTCGCGCACACGATCTCGTCGACGACCGTTTCCGCATACCGGCGCCGAGATATGCTAGAGCGCCGGCGCGGGATGATGGAGGACTGGGCGCGGTACTGCGCGGGGCAGACCGCGACCGTTGTGCCGTTCACGCACCCTGCTGCGCAGACAGCTGCGTGATGTTGTCGTCCGGCCTTTCAGCGGCCGGCTTCTTCCCAGCTTTCTCTGCCAGCCACGCGTCGATGTCCTCCTCAAGCCACGCCGTGCGGCCTGGAACGAGCTCGAACGGTTTCGGGAATGTGCCAGCCGCGATCATGCGGTAGAGCGTCGATTGGCCGAGGCCGACCTTGTCGACGATGTCTTTCATTCGAAGTGCTTTCATCATTTTCCCCTCGTGGTCATGGCGAGCTCGATGCGGCGGCTGATCTCGCGATGGTGCTTCTCCTTCAGTCCTCGCCACTTGCTCTTGTCTTCGCTAGCGTATGGCTTCCCGAAGTCGGTATAGCTGCCGTCTTGATATATCCACATGTGACCCGTCCATATCATGAAATCTTGCATTTGCCCCGAAGTACGGCAAGGTCGATGGACTTCATATAAGCCCGCACGCACCGGCCTTGAATGATTAGGAAACCACTCCGTTAGCATGTCATCGGTGATCTTCATGATTAGACCTTGAGGGTGTAGAGAGGAGTTCCGACCGGCACGTCATCAGCATAAAACGCCGCCATCGTGAAACCATGGATGCCCGGCATGTTCCCGGCTTTGCCTATCGGCTGCCCGCACAATTTCTCCAGCAACGCGATTTCTAGGGCGGACACGAACAACATCAAACGCTTCTCCCCGAACTTGTAGTAATTGACATCCTTGACGGCACAAACCTCGTTGACGATATTGAGCACTTGCTCGCGCGACAGAATTTTCTTAGTTATTTCCACACCTTGCATTTTTGACAAGACTAAACAATCTGCCGCCGCAGTAGCAGCAGTAGCACATACCGTATTCCTGCGGCGTATCGTCGAGCGCGACATCCTTACCGCAGGACGTCTCCCAGATATCCGACCTGCAGTCTGCGGGCGTCCACGAGCACGTGCGCTCTGGCGACTGTTTCTCCCTGTTACTCATCGCGTCCTCGTCGCCATAGCAAGCTCGCGGCGGCACGCGAATTCGCGATCGTATCCGGCAAGCGTCGATTGAAGGTTCGGGCCGGTGCGTCGCTCACCTACCGGTGTATCGAGCGGCGCTCGCGGCGGTGGTTCGACTGGTGCAAGGCAATAGCCAAGATCATTCGTACATCGCAAGTCGATACGAATGCGGCCCGAATAAAAGAGCATGTCGACTCGACATTGAAGAACGGCAGGCTGAACGCCAAGCGCGAAAGCGAGCTGATAGATGGTCTTCGTGCCGCTCGTGAGCTGCGCGAGGATGTCGTCGTTCTTGATGCGGGGAGTGGTCACGATTTGCCTCCAATTGCACGGAGCTCGGCTAAAAATGCCGTGACGAACTTCTGCTCGTCACCGGTCCACGTCTCCGGTTTTTTCTCGCCGATCCGAAGAAGTCGGTCGCGCAATTCGCCGACTTTGTGCTCGGGGCAGAAATGCGCCGGAGCGGGCAGATAGCCGTGAAACCAATCCCAACCAGAAGCAGCCGGCAGTGTTTTCTCTGGGCAGCGCTTTCTGCAGATGAGGCATTTTTCAGGGAATCTCTCACGGGGTGCACGCGTCGTTTTCACGGTTATCCTCCTTTGGTGCGGGCGCCCTTTCTCGGAATCAGCGTACGGCATTCGGGAACTCCCTTAACAGCAGGTCATCCGGAATCGGTGCCTTCTTAGTCATCTGTTTCATGAAGAACGGCACGCCGGCGGCTGAGCACTGATCGCGGAGCGAGCGGGCCCAATCCGGATGCATCAGCCGAGCGCCAGCCCCGCTTTCGCCGCCGGCGATCACCCAGGAAATACCGCAATGCTTGTCGCACTTGATGTGTTGACCGCCGGCGCGTCGGCTGATGCCGTGCTTGTCCAGCTTTTCGCAGTAGTCGAGGTGTCGCGAGATGTCAACGGGCCCGAGCAAAGGCTCCATCGACAGGAAGCGCACGCGCGCTGGCACTGCGAGCAGCTTCGGGATGTCGCGGTCGGCCTCTTCCTGGTTGACGATCGTCGCGCCGAGCCAGACGTTCGACGGAAGAAAGTCGCATAGGGTTGCCGCTTGGACCATCTGCTGAACATTTCCAATGCGCTTCGTAAGAAAGAGCCAGTCGAGATTCGGCGTGTCGACAATAAGGTCGAACAGGTCGCGACGCCACGCCGGGTCGATTGCGTTGTCGAAAACGTCGGCGAGCGACGCGCAGAACACGCGCCGGGGCCGGCCGTGGATCGCGTAGAACGTGCCATCGCGGTTCCACTGCAGCGGCTTGCGCCAGTTCGCGGCTGATGTGCGGCGCCGCGGCGCGTCGGGCCCCCAGTTAACGGCCGTGCCACCGCCGAAGCGCGCGTTGCGGGACTCGGCGTAGCAGTGGTCGCAGCCCGGGCCGACCTTCTGGCAGCCTTCCCACGGGTTGAACGTCGAATCCGTCCACTCGATTTTGCTGTTCTCGCTCACGATTCGCCTCCTTGGGCGCGTGCGGCAATCTCTCGCTCAAACACAGACGCCTGACGGCACGAACTGAATATGACGAGAACTGACATGTCGCTGTGGCGCTCGACCTTCAAAGGCGTCACCTCTCCGCTCGGCTGCTGCGCGATCGATTTGGGCATAGCGCCGAGCGCATCAGCCCATGCTCGCAATTGCTTTACATGCTCTACAACTTCAGGGGATTTGGCTGCTATGCCGGATTCGTGATAGATCGCGTGATTGCGTAGAAACTCACTTAAGCCGCTCAGCTCCTGCGTGGAGGCAGAGAGAACGGCGCGGGAGAACGCGAGCAGGTCGAGCTCATGTTCTTTGGCATTGCGAGAATAGTCGCCATCGTAGTCAATGCGGTACTTGTCGGCTAACTCGAGGATTCTCTTTTCCATCACTTCGCCGCTCGTCTGATGATTCGAAACAAGAGGATTGCGAATACCCAACTTTCTGGCTACCTCTGCATGGGCATAATCAAAAGCAAGAGATCCTGTTGAAGTTGTTCCGCTCGGCTGTTGCTCCGAAAATTCTCCTTTTTGGTCGATGGCGGCATCAATGTTGGCTCGTGTCTCCGCGGGATTGCCTTCGCAGTAGACGACGCCAATGTCACGCAATGCCTTTCCGCTCAACCTATGCATGACCCAATCGAGCCGTTCGGTGTCTGTTGCAGCGTGATAACACTCCTTGCATGCCCCATCATCAATCCTATGCGGACATTCATCACTCGGCTGCTGCTCGGGCGGTCCATCACACATCCCATGAACCGAGTTTTGACAGAACTTCTTGCAGTGAATGTCGCAATAGTTCGGCTGCTGCGCTAGCCGCTGTTTAAGGCCCGCGATTTCCGCCGACTGCGCCGCGAGATAACGGTTCTGGTCTTCGCGCTCGCGCTCCATTGCTTCTAGGCGGTCGCAAAGGGCGAGGATTGCATCGGCACATTCGATAAATTGCTCGGCTGCTCCGACATGTCCAATTTCGGATGCCACATATGCCATATGGCGAGTTTCCTTTGACAACTCCCGAAGCTTCTTCACGTCGATCATCGCTTGCTCCTTGGCAGTTTCACCTTGGGCGGACTAAGCGCATCATTGGCCGCCATGGTCATGGACGAATGAAGCTCATACGACGCCCGATAGAGAAGCAACATTTCATACGTCTGCTGCTCCGGCTGAATGCATTCTTGACGCAATTGACCATTACCGTCTCGGATAATCACCCAGATCGGCTGATTTCTCCAACCGGGGCCTGCCGCCGGTTCAGCGAATGCCGTAATCACGCGTTCGTCTTTTCCGATCTTCAATTTTTCGCTCACGATTCCTCCCTCGATGCGGCGGTCGGCATGTTCGGAAGCGGCATCCAATGCGTGACGCGGCCCATACCGATCCAATTTCCTTGAAAATACTGAGCTAAATTGATCCCACGCATATTGGTCGCAATGACGAAATCTGCTGTAGCAGGCGTTCGTACATCTACGCTGATCCAACGATCCTCTTCGTCAGGCTGGATTTCGGTGCTCGGCTGCTGCGTGGGGGCGAGAAGGGCGCAAGCTCGCTCAATCACGTCGTCTCGCCATGCTTTCTCACGTGGCTTGAATTCGCGCGATGCCGCGTATTCCGATACGTCGTCGATGAGGTCTTGAAGCAACGCGCGAGGGATGGGCACCATGTCAGTCATGGTCTACTCCATTGAGAAGTGCACGAGCTCGCGATGCGACGTTCAGTGCGTGAAGCGTGTCAGGGATGCCGACGCTGGAGAAGTACGCAGCGGTGTCGGCAATCATCGCGTCGGTGAGAGGCATGCGCCCGACTTCGATCGCCGACAGCATGGCCGAGCTACATCCAAGATGCTTGGCCATGTCGCCCAGCAACGTGTCTGAGATGATCCGCAGCGCGCGGACGAGCATTCCGTAGGGCGTAAGCGGATTTGTGAGACTCGGCACGTCCGTCAGGCTCTCCACCCTCGCGGAGGGCGGGGCGGTGTAGAACGTAGCCCCCACGAATGCAGACATATCGAACGGCTTCCCGTCGGGTGCGAACATAGCAATTGCGCCGTTGGGTTGGCGACGCACGATTGCTGCCGCCTCTCCCGCATCGGCGGGGGCGCTGACATCCTGAAGCATTCCTGCCTTCAACGCGCGGATGTTCTTCGCGATCCGAACAGCCTCGTCATTGCCGCCCTCGTCCGCGCCGACGAAATCGTGGAAGAAATCAGCGCACTCGTCGATCACCTGACACATGGCATCGACGTGCTCCTGTACCGAGTAGCCGTCCTTCGTGCCGATTCGCTCGGCGATCCAGTGATAGCAGTCCGCCGCGATGCTCTGTGCAGTCTCGATCGGCTCGCGCGCCTCTGCCAGTTCGCTGACCTCGTTCGTCTCGAATAGTCCATTCGCGAGCAACGAATAGTGTCCGCTGCACTTCGGGCATGCAACGCTCATGACGTTCTCGTGGCCGCATCCGGGGCACTTATCTTCGACCGGCGACGGACCGGACCAGCCGCACGGATAGCCGCATGCTGCATCCGTTGCGTGGCCGTCGTTGATGCCGATGTGGTCGCAGCGATCGCACTGCCGCACCTCGACGTAGATCTGATTCGGCTCGCGCGCCTCTGCTGGTGCGTCGGCCTGCGTCCTCCGTGCGCCAAAGGTCGGCATACCTTCCTGCGCATCCTGCGCGCAGGCACACGGACTTGCTCCGCCGTCGGCCTCGATCACCCCTTCGCCATCGCAATGCGGGCATTCCGTCGCATGGGCCGGTGCGTCGGCCTGCGCGGGTTGCGCGGGTTGCGGGGCATAGTAGACGCGACGACGATTGCTCGGCTGTCGTTCGGCGTAATACACCGGTGTGACGTCGGCCCACGAACTCGTCTCTTCAACCCACACCTGATGGATTACCTGATGGATCGCCGCCGGTTCTTCCGGCAGAGCGGGGCGAGCGCCGAGAAACCCAAGCGGAAACCAAACTCCTGAATCCTTGCGGCATTGCTCGATGGCGTCATTCCAGAGCCAGTCGCCCGACAATTCCCCGGTGTCCGGATGCTTGCGAACCCACGCCACCGCCTCCGCAGCGGGCGATGCTGCCGCGCGGGCTGCATCCCGTTCTTCCACAAGGCGCTTTACCGCGAGTGGCAATCCATCAATAGTCGCGGCCGTTTCTCGGCCGATGTGCGCGGCACATTGCTGAATGCACATCGCTTGCCGGTGCGTGCTCATAATTGCAGCGTCACGTTCGGCAATCAACGCCGCCATCTTGTCGACCAGCGGTGCAGTCGTGCGGGCTTCGTCGGCCAGCCTGATAGCCTCGCGAGCGAAAGCGGCGCGCACCTTCATATAGCCGCCGAACACGTTGGGAATGGTCGCGCTGACGCGTTCGAAAACGTTGAGCCATTCCATGTCGGTCAGATCGAACGGCGCCCGCTCGTCGATCGGCGAGGGTGCGGTAGATTCGTTGTGGTGCCACAGGAACGCGCAGTAAGCGGCAACGTCGCGCGGATCGCCTTTCTGGATGTGACGCATCAGTTCGGCGCGGCATTCGTCCGCCCAGCCGTCACGCATCCAGTTGTCCGAGTAACCGTACTTGCGCTGGGCGGCCAATAGCTTGTTGGCGAGCGCGCGAGTGAACCGGCGCACGAGTTTGGCGGTGTCTTGATTCAGTTCGGCCGGAATGGTCGGCTCGTCGGCCTGCGCTGCTGCGGGCTGCTCGACAAGGGATGCGGCGGCCAGATTCACAGCGTTACGGATCGCCAGGATCACATTGCCTACTGTCGCGACATTCTGTCGAAAGACGCCACGGCCGATTTCGTACTCGCAAGCGCCTTCTGCAAAGGCTCGAATTTGTTCTTCCGTCAGCGCATCAGCGCGGCTCTGTTGTTGGTCGTTCATGGTTCGTCTCACGCGTGAGTTGCCCAGACCGCATACGGTCCATCTTCCGAATCGCCAATGTCGATCAGCCACCATCCGGGGGGAGGCGAAGGGTCCCACGAAGAAATGTCCATATTCCCTTTCTCGAAGTACGAGATGTACGCAGGATGGGTGCTTTCCTGGTTTTCGAGACTGACAATTTGGGTCTTGATACTGGCTCGCTCGCACAGTTCTTCCCACTCGACTGGTGAGCAGTACTCGGCACCCTTCATCGTTATGTCCCAGAAGTGGCGCAGATCGGGATGCAAGAAATATCCGTTCTCGTCGCGTACGACGGGGATCTGCTGGAGAATCGGTTGGTCGTTCATGGTGGTGTCCTCAGGTGGTCAGCCGCGGATGCGGTGCATGAAGCCAGTCGGCGTGCGCTCGATATCGCCGCTGCTGCCCTTGAGCAGGCGGTCTGGATCGCTATTGAGCGGGGAGATGAAAAGCGAGTCGCCAGTTGCACCGGTCGCCTTGATGTAGTCGACCTCGACCTTGGCACTGTCGACCAAGACTCCGGCAACCTGCGCCACCGCGCGCGCCCGATCGACGTCCATCGGGTTTTCTCGGTCGCGCAATGCTGCAAGGGTTTGCATCAGGTGCTCGCGCATATCGGTGATCGTGCTCATGACTGTTGCTCCTGTGTTTCGCGGGCGATTCGGTTGACCTGTCGGTTGATCGCGCCTTTCAGCTGAACCAGCTTTGCCAGTTCGGGCGATTTACTGCGCGGATGGTTTCGTCGAGCGTTCTCGGCCATGCTGATGCACTCCACGCGGTCGAGAGTTATTTCCTCGAGCTTGTTCGTGAACATTCCCGGCTTGAAAACAACAAAATGCCTCGGTGGAAGTGGCCCATTAGCACCGCACCATACGATCTCTGCGACGGTGCGCCATCGCTTGCTGTTCGAGCCCTTGGCCGTGCCGATCTTGCATTGCAGATGACCATCCTTGTTCACGCGGTAGCTGCCAATCGGCAATGTGTTGTGCGGCGCGTGTCCGACTTTGAACTGCGTGGCGCGGCATTCTTCTTGAACGCCAACAATGCCTTTCGTGCCTTTGTTCCATGCGGCATGACCTGGCTTGAATCGTGTGGCGCCGCCGCGTTTGCCATCGGTGCGCCTCGCTTCGGGGCTAGCCAGATATTCGGCTGATTTGCGCAGCCCCACACTGAGGGCCTTCTGATATACCGAAGTCGGCGTTCGTCCGAACTGTTTGGCGAGTGTCGGCGTATGAACACACGGATATTCGCGCTTCAGGATCTCAAGCTCCTCGGGAGACCACGCCTTTTTGCTCACGGTCGCTTCCTCTACAGATAAAGCCTCAACGGCAAGTTAATTTCGTTCGTCATCTTCGATGTCTCGAAGCTCATGGGGCAGGGCCAGTGCTGATCTCTGGCTCAGAGCGGCGCGCATGTTTTCATAGCAGCCGGGACTCCGGCCTAGGATGTCTATCCGCTCAGTTGTTTCCACTCGCTGCGCATCAGCCTGCGCATTCCCGCCCCATGAGATCCGAAAAAACGGGCGCTCGTGCTGGCCGCCCATTGAAGTACCGCGCGGACCGAGGAGCACCGCGCGGTTCGGCAACTTGCGGTCAGGACGTTTCGTGTTCCTGCTGCGTCACGGCATCCGGTCTCGCGAGGTATGCGCGCCAGCCGACCTTCCCGTGCGGCGTCAGGAATCCCCACGAGTTCGTGCGGCGGCCCATCACGAAGATCGATTTCGCGACCGTCGCGCGCGGCAGGATGAGGCGGTGAAAATCGCCGGCACGTCGCACGATGATCGCGCCCGGGCCGCGCCAGTAGATGCCGAACGCGTTCAGGTAATTGTGGTCGGCGGCGCGCTCCGGAGCGATCCACGACTGCTTGATCGTGTCGAGCGCGGCGCGGTACATCAGCGGGCACGTCAGCGCGAACGGCGTCGGCTCGAACACTTCCCAGTAGCCGCCGTCGAGCACGATCGAGACCGACCACGACGGGTGATCGTGCAGGTGTCGATCGCGGTCACTGCGGAGGATCGTGTGCGCGCGGATCGCGATGCGCGTGCATAGCCAGCGGTACACCAGTCCGGCGCGCGGCAGAGCGGCATCGCCCCACGCCGGGTTGTCGCGATTGCGCTCGACGCTTCGCGCGCCAAGGATCCAGTTGCGCAGCATGTAGCCGGGCAGGTCGAAGTAGGGCGTGCGCGCAGCGCGGCCGTGCACGCGCAGCAGAATCAACGTCATCCAGTTCGGGAGAGAGCGGATCATGGTGGTCATCTCGTAACGTGGGCGGCTCGGTTACGCCGCTTCGGTCTTCGGCAGCGTCGCGTCGAGGTGCCGGATGCGCGCCATGACGGTCTCGGGGAGGCACATCGCTTGGCTGCCGTGCAGCGCGGCAAACGCCGGCCGGAGCAGGTTGCGATCGGCATCGCTCAGCTCGGCATGCTCAAGCCGCTTCAGAGCGCGCCAGAGCGGTTCTTGTGCGTTCATTTCGAATATCCTCTGAAGGTCTTGGTGAGATTGAAGTCGACAGCTTTCCCACGGGAGCGCACCACGTTCGCAAGCTGCGCGCGGTCGTGATGGCTGGCGGGGGACTGGCGCAGCAGACCGAAGTAACTGTTGGCGAGCTGCTGCAGCTCGTCGCCCGGGGCCGACGCGACGCGCCTCAGTGCTTCGTTGCGCGTGCGCGTGCGCGTCGAGCGCGCCCACGGTTTAATCACGTGACCGACGAAATCGACGCCTCGTTCTACGGGCTGCAGGATCGTCTTGCGAGGGTTGATGCGCACACCCAGGCGCCACGGCAGAAATTCCGTCACGTCGGCGAGAACGTGATTCAGCCAATCGGTCGACTCGTGCAGGAACACGAAATCATCGACATAGCGGATGTAATGGGGCGCTCGCAGCTTATGCTTCGCGCGCTGGTCGAGCACATTGAGGAAGACGTTCGCGAAAAACTGCGACGACAGGTTTCCGATCGGCAGCCCGAGATTGCCTGGCTGCTCCATCAGACGTTTATGCGGCGGCACGCAAGCCATCAGCGCACGCTCGCCGCGGAATTCGAAGTCGGACCGTGGATCGTGCATCAGCACGAGCTCGGTCAATCGCCGCCAGAACGGCTCCGGGATCTTCGGCATGAGGAGATCCAGCAGAATCGTCTTGTCGATCGACACGAAGAAGTTCGCGAGGTCCGCCTTCAGGTAGTAGGCCGGACGAGACCAGTTCTGTGTTATCGAGCGGATCTTCGATTCGAGGCGCTGCGCGGCGTATAGCGTCCCACGCCCCGGAATGCACGCGCACGAGTCTGCGATGAACGCGCTTTCGAAGCGCGCGCCGATGCGGTTGTAGAGCAGGTGGTGCACGACGCGGTCCCGGAATGTAGCTGCCCAGACCTCGCGCGGCTTCGGCCGCGTGATGATGAAGCAGATAGAGCGGCCTGGAGCATAGGTGCCATCGATCAGCTCGTCGTACAGGTCCCGCAGATTGCGTTCGAGATTCGCTTCGAATGCCAGCGCAGTCGCGGTGTTTCGCTTCGTGCGCCGGCAATCGAGATATGCCTCGATAAGATCGATGAAGCTGACACCAGGATGTTCGTTCCAATCTGCGGACGGCGCGCGCGCGGAGCGCGGCGCCCTTGTGGTTGTTGTTCTGGTTGCCGTTGTTGAAGTTCTGATACCAGGCGTAACCGGAGCCATCGTGCTATCTACGTCGCTCTGCTGAAGGCCCTCGCCGATCAGCGGAGAAACTGCGCCGGACTGAACCGCACGCCGGCAGTCAGTATGCGTTGTGCGCATGTCGGTGCCCTCGTGAGGCAGCGGCACGACCAGATTGAAAACTCGCTCAGTCATGGCGGCCTTGACCTCCATGAAGCGGGCGATTTGCGACGCGACGCCACCCGTTTGCTTGCTTCCCGATGCTAGTGGTGTGCTCGATCGCTTTGGCGTATGCGGACCGCGAGATCAATCGTTTATCCATCGCGAGACGAAGCAGCAGCTCGATCACTTGGAGGCGTTCGAGCAATTCCATCAGGTGCGGCGCTTTGTCCTGAGCGACATTGGCGCGGAACACGAGAACCGTGATTTCGATGCACTCGGCATTGATCTTCTCGCCGATCGAACGCTTGAAATCACGCTGCATGTTTTTGACCAGATCCGTCACCACATCTAACAGGGTGTAGGCGACCTTGTAAATGGGAAGCTGGTTGTGAGTGGCCATGCTGGATCAAATGATCAAATTACCGAAGGGATAAATCTGCGGACGGCGCGCGCGCGGAGCGCGGCGCCCTTGTGGATGTTGTCCTGGTAGCCGTAGTAGAAGCTCTGAAACCAGGCGTAACCGGAATTCGTCTCGTGCTGCTCACTGGACCAGTAGGTGGCCGATTGGAACTCGGCCTTCAGATTGGCGAACAGCAGCGATTGCTCGCGACGGTTGGGCAGTACGACGCCGCGTTTTTCGGCCCACTCGACAGCATCTGCCCACTTGATTTCCTCGGCTTCACCGGACAGCAGGATCAGGTGGTAATCCGGCGCGCCGCCCTCGCCGAGCATGAAGCCCGCGTAGCGCTCGCCTGCCGCGAGCGGGATCGTGACTGCGAGGACACGGATTTCTGTTGCGCGCGGCTGTGCCTTAAACTCCTCGATCATGTCGGCGACGCGCTTGTGTTGCGCTTCAATATCTTCGAGCGTGATCAGCATTGCGATGCTCCGTCGTAAATTGATGAAGGATTAAATGGACAATCTGCGGACGGCGCGCGCGCGGAGCGCGGCGCCCTTGTGGAAGTTGTACTGGTAGCCGTAGCTGAAGCCCTGAAACCAGGCGTAACCGGAATCGCGATGGTGCGTTTCGTTGCTCCAATACCATTCGCGCTTGAACAGGTCACGGTGATGTGCCCAGAGCATCGCCTGCTCAACACGCGTCGGCAGATCTCCGTTGATGCTCTTGGCCCAATCCATTTGTTCTTGCCACGAGGCATCGCCGCTGTCGCCCGGAAGCAGGATGACGTGATGGAAGTCGCCATTCTTGTCGCCGATTGCGCCGATATAGACCTCACCTTCAGTGAGCGGGGGAAGTTGAATCTGTTGCATGATTTCTCCAAAGTGAAAGTGTGGCTATTCCGTCGGCGCAGTCGGAGAACCGCGCATCGCGCCAATTCCTGTCGGCCGGCGGCTTTGCCCGTTCGGTTACGCGGCCGTCTGGCCGTCCGCGATCTGCTGGGCCGCGTCGGCGAAGGCGTCGGCCTGTCCGTTTTTGCCGCCTTTTTTGAGGCGCCCGGCGCGTGCCGGCTTCTCGACCTTCTCGGTCGGCGCGGCCGGCTCGTCCTCGTCCGGATCCGTGTCGATCGTCCCCGTGATCTCGCTCTGCAGCACCGTGCAGATGCGCGCCACGTCGGCCTCGTCGGGGTGGCACTGCACGCGCGCGTTGAACGTCGTCGTGCCGCCTTCCTTCGGATAGAACTTGATCTCGTTGATCTTCGCCTCGCGCATCACGATGTCGTTCGACTCGTCATCGCCGTGGTGCACGCGGAACAGGCCTTCCTCGTATTTCTCGGCCCACTTGAACGGCGCGACCAGGTGCTCGAAGCGCAGGTTCGGGTAGTCGGTGACGCGCTCGACGCCGTCGAGGTCGTCCTGCGCCGGGCCGGTCGGCGACTTCCAGTAGAAGGTCTGGAGCAGCCGGTTATCGAGCTTGTCGAGCGCACGGTTCGACTGGTTGAACTCGAGGCCGATGTCCATGGCGAGGCGGTGCTCATCGCCGTTCAGTTCCTGCCGGACGTTGACGCTCGTGACCTTCATCTTGATCTTGAAGAAGCGGAATTCGGACATGACGATCCCTTCGTGGTGAAGATGTGGTTACGCGGCGGCTTCGAGGCGCGACAGTTCGGCCTTGAAGTCGAGGGTGACGAGCAGGGCGGCCGTCTGCGCATGCGTGGCGCCGTAGTGCTCGGCGAGGACGTGGATCACATCCGCAGCGGTGGGGCGCGGGATGCGGCGCGGCCCGGGGGCACGCGTGGTGCCTGCCGGCGGTTCAGCGGCGCGAGGCACTGCGGCAGCCGGCGCCGCATCATTGGCCGGCGCGGACGTGGCCGGCGCTTGATTGGCGGCGGCAGCCGACTGCGCAGCGGCGCGCGCCGCCGCCGCTGCTTCGTCGGCCTTCCGCTTTTCTTCCTTCGCGGCTTCCTGCCGTTTGTGCTCGTCGATGCGCGCGTTCACGGCGAGCTGGAAGTCCTCGGCCGGCTTCTGGATCAGCTGCTGCAGGTCGCGGAACAGGAACGCGTGCTCGCCGGCGTGCGTGCGGTACCAGTCGAGCTTCGCGCGCAGGTCGCGCGCCGCAGCATCGGCCGCGATCTTGCCGTTCGCGACGGCGGTGTCGATCGCCTCGTGAAGGCTCGCCAGCGTGCGCTTGTTCTTCGCGGCGGTGACAAAGTCAGGCGCGGCGATCGCGATCGTGACGTCGCAGAGCTCGGCGTTCAACGCGGCGAGGTGCGCGGCGTAGGCCTTTCGGCCGTCGGCGATGATCTCGTCTTTGATCTCGGTCTTGCGCTTCGTCACCAGCTTGTCGAGTGCCAGGCGCTTGTCGCGCAACTGCGTGCGGATGTGGTCGAGCGTGCGCATCAGTTCGTCGATGCTCGCCGTCTGGCCGATCGCCGCGTTCTTCGCGACTTCCAGCTCCTTCTCGGCCTTCTCGCAGAAGCTGACCGTCGCTGCCGCGTTCGCGAAGTCCTCGTCGGTCTGCAGGTCAGTCTTGATCGACGCGATGAACGTCTCGGCCGCCGCCTTGAACCGCGGCAGATTGCTGGTGACGACCTTGCCTTCGATCTGCACCGCCAGCGTCGGCAAGGTCATGATCGCCTCGGCCTTCGGCGCTTCGCGGATGTCGCGCGGCTCGTACGCGGCCAGGTCGGCGGCGAATTGCTTCCACCCGGCGACAAGAGCGGAGAGCGCATTCTTGGTCGGGACGTACCAGCAGTAGACCATGCGCTCTCTGGTGCCGTCAGAGGCCATGAACAGGACCTTTTCGGCTTTGGTAACGAGCACCTGGTGATCGAGCTGCGTCGTGTAGTGCGGGTCAAGATTGCCGGATTGCACCTGCTCGGCCAGATCTTCGCTGAAAAGTTTGTGTTCCCATATGACCGAGTCATCCATCGTCAAGCCGTCTAGGCTGGCCAGCATCTGCATGCCGTCGATCTCGGCGCGCGCGGTGACAGGGAAGAGCTCCGACCCGATGATCTCTTCCGCGATCTCGCGCGCCGCCGCCTCGGCAGCGTGGCCATGATCGAAGAGAGCTTGTTTCGCTGGGTCAACTTCACGCTCGATGCCGGTGTGCTTCTCGTGGAGCAACTCGTTGCGCGTCACGTACTTGGACTTGCCGAGCGCTGCGGGTGCCTCGGATGCGGTGAAGCAACCTTGGCGGGCTTCGAGCCATTCCGGCGTTCCCTGCTGCACATTCAAGACTTCCATTTGATACCTCTCACGATAAGTTCGCGAAATCACCGTGCAGTGATTCGGCTGCACGCCGATATGCTTCTTGTGCTTCCGACTCGGTATCGAACCTTCCGAGCCCTTTTGTCTTCCCGTTGACGCTGATGCAGGCAAAGAACTTCTTTCGCCGTGCATCCCAAGACACACCCTTCCGACCCGTCCTGCTATTTGCCGGGCAACCTCTGTTGAAGCCGTTCTGCTGGACCGTTGCTTGCCGGAGATTCAGCCATCGGTTGTTCGATGCGTCTGTATCCCGGTGATCAATGAGCGCGACAGGCTCCTCGCCAGTCATCAACTTCCAGATGACCCTGTGCGCGAGAAAGCGCTTCCCGTCGATGCAAACGATCACGTACCCGCGCTTGTTCGGGCTGCCAGCAGCCTTGCTGGAATACTGCGAGTTGAACGTGTTCATGCCGTGCGCATTCCTGAAGTGCCGAAGCGGGCGCTTCTTCCAAGTCAATGAGCCAGTCAGCTCGTCGTACTCGAAGCATTCCTTGAGATACGCCTGCGTCGGCAGGATGGTCGGTGCACGATTCATGGCGTCAATCGTTCTCGTGAGCCCAACTATCGATGGTCAGCTTCTGGTCTTCGGTGAGGGGGGCGCCGCGCGACTCAATGAAGGCGACCATCTGGCTCGGCGTTTTGCGGCCTGACTTCACGACCTCGCGCCACTGGTCCTTGTTCGTGTCGAACTTCTTCTGGTCGTAGAATGCAGGTTGGGATTGCGAGCCGGCGCGCGTCGCCGGGCGATCAGTGTTGCGTTGCTGTTGCACACCTTCGACAGGCTGTCCGTCTGCTCCGCCCGCGCCGTCGTCGTCGTCGTCCTTCGTCGACATGCCGGTGGCGGCGAGCAGCGTGTAGCGCTGCAGGTAGGTGATCGTGCTGGCCGCCTGCTGAATCGCGTTCTTCTTGCCGCTGTTGTCCGGCGCGCCACTCATCGTCACCATCTTCGAATGACCCATGACGTGCGTCACGACGCAGTCGACGGTGATCAAGCCGCTGGTCTGATGGATGTCCCAGTCGAAGCTGAGACCGTGCTTAGCCATCGCAGGAGCGATCGCGGCGGTAACGTCCGACAGTTCGGCATGCTTATAGCCGACAAAGTCCCCCTCGAGCGTCTTGTAGCCGACCTGCTTGCGCTTGTAGATCTCGACCGGCTCGCGCTTGAACGCAGCCATCGCAGTGACGAACGCCTTGCGTGCCTCGTTAGCTTCCCAACGCTCCTGCAGCTGCATCAGCTTCTCAAGGCGGTCGAGATCAGCGTTGTTTTCGACGGCGATGCGCAGCAGATCGGCCGGAGTCATGCTCATGATCGCCGTGCGCTGCGGCACGACGGCAGGCACGACGGCATCTGCTGGCGGCGCCTCGGCCGTTTCGGTGCCGGTGAGTTCTACGTCGACGACGTCGGTCATGGTTGCGGTTTGCATCATGTACTCCAGATGAGATCAGGCCGTGCGCGCGGCAATGAGTTGCCAGCGCAGCGTGTTGGAATTCGCACGGTCGATCTCGTTTGAGATGTACATCACGGCAAACACGAATAGGATCACGGCGATCATCGTCAGCCGCGGATATTTATTATGGAAACGGTCGAGCCAGCGCATCATTAGTTCCTCTGCTTACGTTTATCAGCGACGTAAATAACTGACATCTGCGTTCTCAGCAGAATTCCGCACACGTCTTCTTCACTGCCCACCATGACGGCGCCGACTGCTGCCTTACTGATGAGCATCTCAAGCACCTTGAGGCATGCTTCGGCATCGCCGAATGCGCCGCAGGCCTTTACGTAATCGCCGATCATTTGCTCGGCGAGTGCACCGCATTCGAGCGCTGTCTTGAGCATTGCGGGAGGCGGCTCGCGATAGAAGCGGTTGTCCTTGGTGCCCATCACTTGCCTCCGACGCTGACGTAGGCGTAGGTGCGCGCGACGACGCGCGGCAGGTGGGCCGTTCCGATCGGCACCCTGGGAGTGCGCAGGAGCCGCTGCGTCATCCATGCGCGGCGCTGCTTGCGGTTCAGGTGCGCGGCGTACCGGCGCAGGGAGGGGCGCAGGCTCATCGGGCTCACGACGCCGCTCCGTTCTCGATCGCCTGGAGCGACTGAATGCGACCGTCGAGTTCGGTTACTTGCGCAGCGCATTCGGCGAGCACCCTCTGCTTCTCGCGCTTCAGGTTGGCGATCATTCCCGGGCGCGGATCGAATTCGTCCGGCACGTCGGCCTCGAACGTGTGCTCGCGCACCTTCACCAAGCCATTGTCGAACTGGCTGCGGTCGTAGTCCGCGAACGAGTAGACGAGCTCGCCGTGGTAATCCGGCCTGGCGAAGATGAAGCCCTTGATCTGCACTTTCATGTCACACCTCGGTTTTGCCTGTGGTTGTGTTCGTTGTGCTGCTCGACCTTCAGGGGATGGGGCCGGAGGTGAGTAGCCCGGCTTGGGGACAGCGGCGCGCGAGCGCCGAAGTACGCAGTCACCGCCTGCGCCATCCCATCCACTGAAGGTGCCGGTTACCCTCGTCCGGCGACTCGTCAGACCCCTGCGGCGGGGCCATCTTGAGCCGGGTGGCCCTGCGATCACCGCAGGGTGAAGCCAGGTGCCAGAGGCTCGGCAACCAGCTGTCGTGGCGGACCTACCTCGCGACATGCAGCGCTCGCACATCGTTCGGATTGCTGCGTGCTGCTGCAGCGCGGCCCTCTCGGGGTGCATCCGTTCGACCCCTTACGGGGGTTAGTCGGGCCTTTGGCTCACAGTGCCACTTCACGGAATCGAACCGTCTCTCTTCGCGACCACGCCCTCTGCCAACGAGCCCGAATCGAACGGGCCTTCCCTGATCGTCAGGTGGCGGCCGGCGCTTCTTCGACCTTCGTGTACGGGTGCTTCTTGTCGTACGGCTTGATGTGCTTGCCGAAGTGCGAACCGATCGACTCGGCGTCGCGGAACGCGGCGAAGTCCTCGGCCGTGAAGTTCGCGTAGTGGTACAGCGACATCGGCGCGCCGGTCACGCGGCTCTTGAAGCGGATCGCGAGCGTGTTCGTCGCGGGGTCGTGGCCGATCGCGTGGATCTGTGACGATTCGACTTCCTGCAAGGGAATGTGCGGGACAGTGGTAGCGGTATTCATGTCTTCCTCTCGGTCTTGTGGGACTGCGGTGCTACTGCGCGGCGGCGCCGCGCGATTCAGGGTTCAGCGCGGCCGTACCATACGGCCAGCGCAGTACGCCGCTTCAATGCGCATCGAGCGCAACTGCGGTAAGTCTTGAAGTGTCACGACAACAAACGTGCGGCCGTCATGTGCCAGAAATCGGATGTGCCCGTCGAGACTTTTGTGAGCTGCATGATGTAGAGCTTTTGCGAGTCGCATAGTCGGCTCCAATTTCACGCGTTGGAGCGACGCCCGGCATCGGCATAGCCAGTGCCATATTCCACGGCGTACTCGATCGATGTTGCATGCGTGCGACCCATCATCCGATCCATCCAGCCGCGGTGATACGCCGCGAGCGCACATGCGAGCATGCGTTCGCCGCTGGCCGCATAGCTGATTGCTTGTGCAGCGACGTCCATTCCATGACGGTCATCACGATCTCGCGCATCGTTGTATGCGAGACGCAGATCCGATAGAAGATCGATTTGCATGTCAGTCTCCGACGGAGAGAAAACCAGCTTTGATTAGGGCGGCGCGCGCGGCAAATAAGCGCGTGTCGCTGGAGAAATCAATGCGGTCCGAGCAGTACTCTTGGAGCAACTTGACCAGCTCAAGCAGCCCAGCCAGCGAATCACGGAGATCGAATGCTGATGCGAAAACTTGGGCGTATGCGGTGCCGTTTGGATGCGCCGAGCAGTCAGCAACGAGCCAACCGGTCGGATCGTCTGCAGTGCGCTTCGTGCGCACATACCAGCCGCAGGCTTCAAGCTCAGGCCCGGTGGTGATCTCGCTCATGTCATTCCCCGTTCGATTCGAAAGGATCGAATTACTGAATAATCAATCTGCGGACGGCGCGCGCGCGGAGCGCGGCGCCCTGGTGGCTGCTGAGCTGGTAGCCGTAGCTGAAGTTCTGACACCAGGCGTAACCGGAGTAGCCGGGATCGGTGTCGGGCTCGTTCGACCAGTAAGCATCTGGTTCAAACTGATCACGGTGATTCGCCAACAACACCAAATGTTCGATTCGCGTCGGCAGATCGCCGCCGATCGATTTCGCCCAGTCCATCTGTTCCTGCCAGGTCGCGTCGTCGTTATCACCAGCAAGCAGGATGACGTGGTGAAGCTGGCCATTGGTGTTGCTTACCTTGCCGATGTAGATCTCGCCTTCGTTGAGCTCAGGCAGTTCAGTTTCTTGCTTCATTTCTCGATCTCCGGTGTGATGTGATTGCCCGCGGGGCGGGCGCGGTTGGTCAGTGCGAGCGCCTCGCGCCCTTCGCGCGCAGCATGCGGTAGATGCGTTCGAGCGCGGCTTCGCCGGTCGGCGTCGCGCGGATGTGCGCGACGCGCGGCGGCCGGCGCTCGAC